ATGTTTCAAATGAGCGCGAATCTCAGCGCCTCGAAGCGCTTATCAATGATGGTCACCCCTTAGATAAGCTCGAAGCCTATCTATTGCAAGGCAAAAGCCTAAGATATTACACAGGCTAAACGCCCGTTTAGCTTAAAACATGCAAAAAACAGCGACCTTTCCCCCTCCCCCCCCAACCGTACACCCACACGGGTCTCCCCCAAATTTTTGACAGCTTTTTCAGATTAGCTTTAGCAGCCTTAGCACGAATCCTACGTTCTTCTGTTGATAAGGTTGTCCAATGCTCGAGGTCATCATAGGTGCGACCGCACCCAGAGCAGAGTGGTGCATCAAATCCTTCTATTTCTATATACCGGCAGAGATTGACGCATGGAGACTTGCTGGTGTTCATAGGAGCTAACTTGTTATGCTCTTGCATATGGGTAACCGTCCTTGTTGTGAGATTGAGATCGAAACCTAGCCCGTACAATTAAGTACGTAAAGTACGATAGCTCTCGTTTATCCGCATATAGAGATTATCAGGCCTCTACCAACATTTCACACTACCTGTTTGATGAGTAGCACAGTTGTTAAGCTCGTTTATACCCTTTGTCGCTATCAACATACGGGTGGGCTGGGCAATGGCCCCGTACTAATTATTCTATAGATATTTTTTTTTAAGTCAAGTTATTGACATAAGATAACTATAAGATATACTGAACCTATGACATTAAAAGAATTCTATCGCACGATCTGTAAACTGTTTAACAAAGGGGAACCAATGCCATGGAAGTTTACTCGCCCGGATGGTTACTGGCAAATGTCCAAAGGATTTTTAAATTACGATGAGTCAAAGGCTGTGAATGCATCTATTTATTTAAATACAATCAAAGCAGCCAAAGAAGATAAGTTCGGATATCCAAAAGAAAAGCGTATTCCTAAACATAAGTTCAAAGTTCAAAATAAATATAAAGGAGATTAACGTGAGTGATCTAAAACCATTCTTAGTTAGATTAACACCACAAAGTGTTGAGCTATTAGGTAAAGCAGCAAAAGAACAAGAGAAGACAAAAGCAAGCATTATTAATGATGCAATCAAGTCTTACTTAACTAAAGACTTAAATCAAAGATTAAATCGTCTATGATTCCTACAGTAACTTTGACCCTACCTTATCCACCAAGCGTGAACACTTACTGGCGCGCCAATGGTCATAGAAGGTTTATTAGTAAAGCGGGTCGTGAGTTTACTGAAGAAGTTTACGCTATTGTAAAGAATCAAAGACATGAAGGATTCGAGGACAAACGTATAGGATTAAGTATTGTAATACATCCAAGATCCAAAAGACGTTTTGATCTCGATAATACACTTAAGGCAATCCTCGATGCGCTCATGAAAGCCGGCATGTATGATGATGACGAGCAGATTGATTACATTGAAATTGTCCGCGGTGAACAGGTTGACGGCGGTAGTGCCGTTGTGGATATATATGAAAATCTTTAGGAGATTAAATATGGAATCAATTAATCAAGTCTTTAAGACCAATGATTACGATTTGTTTGGACCTATTGACGGTAATAGGAATGTAAACTCATTACATTTACGCAGACTGACTGAGTCTATTGCAGAAAAGTATATTACAGTTCCTATTATTGTAAATGAACGCTATCAGATTATTGATGGACAACATCGATATGAAGCAGCAAAATTATTAGATAAGCCGGTTTATTTTATTAAGGTTAAGGGATTGCAGCTACCAGATGTGCATCGACTTAACACTAATCTTAAAAACTGGACAGCTGATGACTATCTTGATGGTTATTGTATGCTAGGTAAACCAGATTATATTAAATACAAATTATTTAAAGAAGAATATGGTTTTGGTCATGATGAAATTAAAGCCTTGTTAAGTAATACAATGGCAAGTGATGGTACTCAGAATAGACATTTTAAAGAAGGTACATTCAAAATTAGAGATTATGATCTTGCATGCCGTAATGCGGAGAAAATTTTAATGATTCGTGAATACTATGATGGCTATAAACGCCGTTCATTTGTTAGAGCTATGCTAGAATTATTCCAACATCCAGATTATAATCATGCAGAATTTTTACAGAAACTATCATTTCAGTCTGTTAAGTTGCAAGACTGTACTAACAATAGACAATACATTATTTTGATCGAGGAGATTTATAATTATAAAAGATCAAAACAAGATAAAGTCAGATTTTATTAAGGAGAAAACTATGGCTGAAGAAAAGAAGTATGAACGTAAACCCGGTACCGGCTCAGCATTTAAGAATGACCGCAAGACCGAAGATTGGCACGCAGACTACCGTGGCAAGATTTTATTGCCTGACGGTAATGAATACTATCTCGATATGTATAGCAATAAAAGTCAGCGAGATGGCACAGCATATTTCGGCGTCAGAATTGGTAATCTTGTGGCGAACACCAACGCTGGTCAAGGGGCAGTACAAAATTCGCAGTCAGCGAATACGTCTGTGGAAGACATCGAAGACGATTTACCCTTCTGATGAGTGAGACTAAAAACAAGCATAAGCCTATCCCGTCTTTGGCGGGATATGGTGGTGTTAAACAGCTGCAAAGAAATTTGGAGCGTAGCACAACTATTGCCGCAAACAGAGAGGCTGTCGCGTACAGCCTTCTTTGTATGGCCAACACTAAAATCACCGATGTGATGGAGTGGGACCAAGATGGCAATGTACAAGTTAAAGCAAGTAAAGATATTCCAGAACATGCATTACAAAGTATTAAGTCGATCAAGATTGACAAAGATGGTATGATTGCGATTGAGTTTTGGGATAAGGTACAGACATTAAGGTTATTAGCCAAGGCATCTGGCTTACTTGATAATCCTGATGAGTCTGATAAACCATCTGTGATTGGTATTAATGTTAAAGCACCGGAGATAATTGACAATGACGAGGAAAGTTAGAGGCGACTTAAAAGCAAGATTGTTAGAGTTGATGGAAGAATGGAAGAAACCCAAAGACCCTAAGAAGTGGGCTAAAGATATTTTAAATGATCCTAACTACACCAATGCCGTAGGTATTGAGGTAGCTAAGAAAGCATTGGATCCTAGAAAACTAAAAGGAACGAGCGATGACGAATCCTAAAGACACCCAAGTGGGTGGTAATCACTATGCACAAATGAAGATCCAGCCTATGGAGTTTTCTATGGCTAACGGATTGAACCCCATGCAACATACGGCTGTCAAGTACATTGTACGTGTTGACCGTAAGGGTAATGGTGATGAAGACATAGACAAAGCAATTCACACATTACAACTTTGGAAACAATGGAGAAAAGACCATGGAAATCAAAGCAGAGATTGAATTATTGCGCGAAGAATTTAATATGGCCAATATGAATAACACACGTGTTATGAAAATCATAGATGAGCTATGGCAAGATAATCAACGTCTTCGACAGTTACTCAATGCTAAGCATCCGGACATAGACGATGATGAACAATGAAGATATGCAAGCTTATATGGTTTTGCTTATTGTAACTATCATTTATGTTATAGTCAGGATATATGGCTAACAAAAAAGATAGAAGTCAAAAAGAGTTACATGGCCCGGGTATTGAATTAGACTTCAGTACTAGCCCTGTGGTGTATAACTTTTTACAAAGTAATAAGTTTGTACGGGGACTCATGGGACCAGTGGGGAGTGGCAAGTCTTACGCGTGCGCAGCTGAGATTATGATGCGTGCCGTAAGACAAAAGCCATCACCTCAGGATGGCATTCGCTATACCCGTTTTGTTATTGTACGAAACTCTTACCCAGAACTCAAGACCACAACCATTAAGACGTGGCAAGAATTATTTCCGGAAAACACTTTCGGTCCGATGCTATACACACCTCCGATCACTCATCACATTCGCCTCCCTTCCCGCGGTGATGCAGCGGGTATTGACTGTGAAGTGATATTCTTAGCATTGGACCAACCTAAAGACGTAAGAAAACTGTTATCATTGGAACTTACAGGAGCATGGGTCAATGAAGCCAGAGAATTACCTAAAGCTGTTATTGATGGTCTTACTCATCGTGTCGGTCGTTATCCAACTAAGAAGGATGGAGGACCTACTTGGCACGGAGTCTGGATGGACACGAACCCAATGGACGATGACCATTGGTGGTTCCGATTAAGTCAAAAAGAAAAGATTACAGGTAAGTACGGGTGGGACTTCTTCCAACAGCCGGGTGGTGTCATGGAGGTGAGTCCAGAAGATTTACCTGAAAACCCAGAAGCCAATGATCATATTT